ACTCATTTTTATTAGGTTAACTATCTCCTTCTAACTCTTCGTCTCCTAACGGTTGGGCGACGCATCGGGATTGAACGACGTAACGTAACCCTAACACGGCGGAAAGCAGGGCGGCGAACGACGCGACGACGACTTGCAACTCTTCTGACATAAGGCATTTTTATTGGGAAAAGTCAATAACTTGTTCCTGGCACTCTTTAAGAATTACTTTAAACCGTCTAATAAGTGGATCCAAAGTTGCACTGTCAGACCAGATTTCTTCAGGAGAATAGTTAGAAGTAACGATAACAATTTTCGGTCGAATGTACTTCATAGAGCCTTTAATACTAGCTAACATAGGCCAGCGATCAGCAAGTCGTTTAAGCATTCCACCCCATTTTACTTGATACTTATCGATATCCTCTAAGTAAATGACTTCTTCATCATTATACAAATCAAACCATTTAAGATCATCCATTTGCTTCTTATAGCAGTTAGGAAACGTAGTTTCAACACAATGTGACTTTCCAGTTCCAGTAGGTCCATGAATCCAGAAGCATTTTACGTCAGAAGGAGGAGGTTTTACAAGGTGATCTTTAGCTATGTTTTTAAGAGTAGAATAACAACGAATAAAAATATCTGCATCAATATCATCAAGTTGATTAGCTTTAGCAAGATCTTTAGCACGTTGCCATCGGAGTTTTTCAGCTCGTCCTTTGTTGTCATTACTAATAGGTTTTTCTCCATGTTCAATGAGTAAACCAGCTTTAGAACAATAGTCTTCATTTTGAGAAATAGAACCCAACATAGTTTCTACATGACAACCAATCAAAGTAGAACGAGCTTGCTGAAGAGATTTAGGATTATTAAAAGAAATATAACCTTGTAAATGTTTAGTGCCTGTAGTTGGAGCAACTTCTTCACAGTAAGCAACATACTTACAGCTGACAGTTGCGAGAAATGCTTTGGACTCGTCATTATAATTATTCCAAGTAAAGCAGAAATTACGATTACGCGACATGTTCGGATGTATCGGACGCACAGGCACAGAAGGTCCAGGTAATAATATTGCTGGACCTTCTGTGCTTCCTTATATACCCACGCGAAAATCTGTTTAGTCTCGCGCCACGTGGTCCCTGCGGGGCTGACTACAAACCATGCGAGGATTATTATGGTTGTCTCGGCTTGGTCGTTCGCCCGTGCTTCGGCTCCGAGCACTCGCCAGCACGATCACGCCCAAGTTGGTGGTGGTTAAACTCTGCTTACATAAGCATTTTTTTTATTAGAGGGGGGGTATGTTTCACGGCATGCGGTCATCATGCGGTCTACTAGTATAAAAAGGAAGCAATTCCCCACTTAAAAATATAAACATTATCATGAATACTCCTACTACTCCTATCTACAATGGACCAATTGTAGATGCTGAAAATAACCCATTTTTAGATGCAGTTAATACTTGGAATGTCAATGATGTTGCTAACACTAAAGTACTCAAACATATTCGAAAGAAGATTACAAATTTAAAATTTTGGATTGATCACCCACTAGTTGAAGAACCATACTCACAAGCAACTCTACAAAGATTAAATCAAGAATTGGATACTTGGAATATGTTATTAATAAAAGCACATTATAACTAATTTATTACAAATTATACTCACTAACAACCAAGGGTGGAATAAGAGAACCACCCTTTTTAGTCTTACTTGTAACACACACAGTATTCTTTCTTTGATAATGAATAGTCAAATTGTTCGTACCAATAGTTCGCATCTTTTCTTCAAAAACAATAATTTGAGAACGACCAGCAAGTTGAGTACAAATATCAGGATCAAGAGTTGTTGCAATATTGTGAAGTTGCAATTTTTTGAAGAAGTTAATGCCTAAACCAGTAATCTTGTAAAGTATAGAACAAGATTTCATTCCACCAGGTTGTAAAATGGATTTTGAAGAAGACATTACATTAGCCCAAACTTGAGGCTGTGGAGTATTTTGAAAAGTTGTTGTAGGTCCAAATTCAGCTGGTACAGCAACAGTACCAGCTCTAGCTAATCGAACTCCAGAAGATGCAATCCCATTCAATGCAGTATTCAATGTTGTCACACCACCTATAGCAGCATGAGTTTGACGTAATCGTGGGTCCCCATTACGAAATTGAAATACAGTACCAACTAACGGTTGGACATCCGCTCTATCAATATTAAGATCACCAGCACCAGCAAGATCACCAGCTGTACGATTTTGAAGTTGCAATGAAGAAGAAGAAGTTAACGTAAAAGATTCATTCATCAAATTAAGCTGAGTTGCCAATCTCCAATTAGTATCAAACCCATTACGATCAGACTGATAAAGATAAAGCTTATGCGGTTCTCTAGCACTGGTATTCAAAAGATAAGATTCAATAGCTGTCGTAAATTGAGTAAATGAATCAGTAATACTAGTTAAAGTTTGATTATCAACAACAGTATACTGAGAAGTGTTGAGGGAACCAATAATAGTATTCATATCAGTATACACTAATAAAAATCCATCCGAATTGCCTGCATTGAATAATGGCAATTCCTCATGTCGATCATTCACTGGAATACCAGCCTGAAAAAACAATTTTCGAATTAAATGAAATCGAATAGCAAATGAATAATTATTCAGATCGAACGTTGAATGAGTTAAATAAACTGCATGAGGATCAGAAACTTTTCCAAATTGTTCACTAGTAGATACACCACCAATTTGGGTAGCTAAAGTCATATAAGAATTATTAACAGACTTAGGCTTATTCATTTTACCAACATAAGATGCTTTGCCCATTTTTTTTGAGGTAAGGCTATTAGTGTAGGCTTTAAAATCTTTATCCATGTCTTCAGTAAAGGCATAGTCAGCTAATGCACCACCGGCATAAGCACCAGCTGGTCCACCATAATAGCCACCAACTGAAGATGCTCCTACTGAACTAGCATATCGCGCAAGTGCTGAAATATTAGAAGAAGTAGAACGTTTACGTTTACTCATTTTTATTAGGTTAACTATCTCCTTCTAACTCTTCGTCTCCTAACGGTTGGGCGACGCATCGGGATTGAACGACGTAACGTAACCCTAACACGGCGGAAAGCAGGGCGGCGAACGA